CCCATGGGTTGCCCCCGGAAAAAGTCCCTGGTAGGACCAAAATCCGGATCACCCTCCTCTGGTTCGAATCTAGCGTCGCGATTCTTAAGGATCAAGTTGCCAAGAACCCTCAAACATCTCTTCTCATCATCACTCATCTCGTCGGCCTGCTCGATCAGGATTTCAATTCCGGCCTGTACGTACTCTTTCTTTATGTTGTCAGTAGCTCCGATGTAATCGAAGCTAAGAAATTTTCCGTTACCGTTGAGTTCCGCCACACGCTCAGAAGTAGGGTCTCCCTTCAGAAGCCAAAGGCGACGCGAAAGCCGAGCATACAAAGACTGGTGGAGCTGGGAAAGAACCTGATTATTGTAGGATGAGTAGCAAGTAACTACTCTTGGTTTGCCGCTAGAAAAGACTAGCGCAGGACTACAAGTCTCAGAAAATTTCTCTCGATTCCAGTTGCCACCTAGTGTCCTCGGATTATGACACGTCGCAGACCCGTTAGGGATATAAGAGTGCTTGTCTCTGTTCCACCCAGGCGGAACATTGGACCGAAAGGCCTTCTTATATCGCTCTAAATGATCGGTATCTACTTCAACGGGCTCAGCCATCCTATACTTCCATTTCCCGATTATTTTATAGAACCCTGGTTCACAGGCTCCGCAACAATCCACCTCCACCTTCTGAGATGTTTTAAGGGAAAGTTCCTGAATAACATCGAGATCAGGAGGAAAGCACGAGCGAACAGCGGGGCGAACCCCACCACACACTACGTGACCAACCTTTCTTTTGTCACCAGCGATCCCGAGTTCAGAACTGAAGTATTCAACCAACTTCATCACCTGAGCTTTTAATTTTTTTGATTTTTTGCATGGACGTATTTCCTCCACACTGGTGAGCTCTTCTTCAGCCGCTAAGGGACTAAACTTGTTGTCAGAACGGTTTAGAAAAACACGATCTTTGGCGACAACAGAACCGTCGTCATTATCAAAGTTTGTACCCATAGCTCCTTCAGAGCCTCCACTTTCTTTCAAAGCTCGCCAACGCGCAACTTCTGTCACCGATAGTGGCGTCTCACCCTCCTCAAGACCGAGATCCTGAAAAGGATGAAGCCTGCTAGCGTCCGCAGCCCCCGTCCCTAATGCAGATAAAGGCCGGGATATACCTTTCTTTTTAATTGTTCTGCTGGCAATACGCCGTTTCTGTTTTAAGCCGATAGCGTAGCGGCTAAGAGGAGTGTTAGATTCAGTCACTGTGAATTTATGACAAGTACAGCCATCGCTCTGAGCGACAACTACTCCGTCAACTATTACACAGAATGGACACTCCTCCGATGATGCGGCACTTTGTACCCCAGAGGTCTTATCCGCCCCCGACCCGAAGGCCTCGGCCGAAGCCTGCTCATTTAAATGGCTGAGCAATACCAAGGGTCGCCATTTACCATCATCTTGCCATTCTCTTTCTTTCCTTTGTATTTCGCTGTTATCTAATTTTGTGGCCATGGTGTTAGATTTGAAGAAAGAGGTTGGAGGGTTACAGAACCTGTCCCCTGCCAGACAGGAGTTATTAATCCCTTGCGGGACTAACCCGACGCCTCTACGACGCCAGTTCACATGCCGAGGAGCAACACTCCCAAGGGAGGCCTCTTGTCCTTATCGCGGACCAAACGGCACTCAATTCGTAATTTATAGACTACCGCCATTGCAGACTGTCTAGCTTTTGTTTTCTTCCATCATAATGTTAATTCAGGAAGCCGGCCTAGCCGGACGAGTACGGGTCTTGCCCACTCTCGGAGGGATTCTAGCTACCAAAAGTAGTCTTACAGGCATTCCAACCCGAGCCGAAGCTCTCCCAATTTTGAAGATTTGGTAAACTTTAGGAGCTTTCTTAACGGCGTGAGCTCCGAAATCCCGTTCCCCACCGCCGTATCTAATCCAGTCGAGACCAGACTATAAACGGACGGATACCCTCCGAAGATCCAAGGATCCCCAGGGTAGCTGGTCG